GCAATTATATTATTTTATATTTTATCTACCAATTTCAGTAACATCTATTATTTATTTTACTTCTTTGATGAATTTTATTAGAGATGATCTTAAATTAATTGGTTTTCAAATAAGATATACTAATAATTTTATTTCAAATAAATAAGTTATACAAATATTTATACTTATACTTATACTTAGTATTTAAAACAAAATAATATATTATTTTTTTTTAAATAGTACGTTTATTTTATATCTATATTATAAAATTAAAAGTGTAGGAAAATTATATAATTCTAAAAATACATGTGCAAATAATTTATTTTGTAGAAAAGATGCAGACCTAGTGTTAGATATAGACATTTTAAATGTCTAATAGGTAAAACAATGTGCTGAAATTGGAGTAGACGTGTATGCTACTTATAAATTAGGTTAATCTTATTGGTTTATGGGACAGCCTAAGAAAAATAAAAGTGTGGTAACATCTTAATATAATATCTATGATTATGTTGGTATGCAATTATTTAATAAGTTTATTTTTTTTCATAACATAGTAGCAATTCATTAAATAGGTATCTGCTAAATCATCATTCTTTTTACAATTTATAAAAAAATCATACCATTTTGTATCCCCAGTAATCATTATTTTACAATAATCAATTGATAATTTTTTTGTCCTATCATATTTCGACTTTAGTTTATCGTATTTTGTAATGGGTTCACCAGTATAAGCTTTCAATTTATTTTTAGCAGACATTAATATAATATCTTCGATTAATCCCTTATTCTCTACTTTACTTTTCATTAAAAAATAAGAAAATAGCATCATTTGTATACTTTTCATAGTTGGGTTTTTTAAAGCTGGTTGATTTTCTAATATAACTATTTTTGCATCTAAAAACTCCGGATGCTTGTCTAATTCTTTATATAATCTTTCTCCTAACTTAATCAAAGGAATCTTTAAAGCATTCTTATAATTAACTATTTTTGTTAGATTTGAATATTTTTTTGAATGTTGTGTACAATATCCAACAAGTCCATTTTTAAAAGTAGCTGATTTACCACATGGCTCCTTATTTTTTTTTAAATGTAAACACTTTAGATTTTCGTCATATTTCTTAATATTAAATATACATTTCCCATGTGTTGCACAATAGAAATTATTATTAGTATCTATTAATGACGCTTTTTTCCCACAAATTTTAGAAGTAGATTTTATTATCCCAACACAAGTTGGAATAGGTTTAGTATCTGTAAGATTTAAAATACCCCAATGAATTATAGTAAATTTTTTATTAGTTGTATCATAATCCATAAAACAATATGCTAAATTTTTAATACCAATATCCCAACTCAAATACATAAATATTTAATATATTAAATATTTAAATATTTTCTTAATAGATATTAAATGATTAAAAAAACAAAAAAAAATAATAAATTAAAAAAAGCAGAAATTTTAATACGCAAATTAAAAAAAGCAGAAATTTTAATACGCACATATTTCAGTAATAAATATAATAAAATAAGACAATCATCTAATAAATCTAAAAAAAAAATTAGGAGAAATAAATTAAATTAAATTAAATTCTTAAAATCTTGTGGAAGCTCCTCGATTTGCGTTGAATAATATTGTTCAATTTCGTGTAATTTTTTTATATCATAAAAAGTTATAAAATTTATCGATAATCCTTTCCTACCAAACCGTCCACTTCGTCCTATTCTATGTAAATAACTTTCAACATTATTTGGAACATCATAATTTATTACAACCGATACCTGTTGTACATCTATACCTCTAGCCAATAAATCAGTCGAAATTAATACCCGAGCCTCCCCAGAACGAAATTTGGCCATAATATCATTACGATGTTCTTGTGACATATCTCCATGAATATATGATACTGGAAAGTCTCTTCTCTGTAATTTTAACGATAAATCATCTACTATTTTTTTAGAATTACAATATATAATAGATTGTGCAAAAGATAAATTATCATAAATATCACATAAAGTATCAAATTTATATTCATTTCGTTCAACATTAATAAAGAATTGTTTTATACCTTCTAATGTTAGTTCGTCAGTTTTAACTAAAATTTTAATTGGATTTCTCATAAAACATTTTGTTAATTCAAAAAAATCTTGTGGCATAGTTGCACTAAATAAACCTACCTGAATATCTGATGGCAAAAATCTAAAAATATCATAAATTTGATTTAAAAATACCTTAGATAGCATCTCATCTGCTTCATCGACAATAAACAATTTCAAGTGTCTTGTACTCAATGCCTTTTTATTAATCATATCTAATACTCTACCAGGTGTACCTATAACGATATGAGGACTTGCATTTAACTCTTCTATATTAGTTTTAACACTTGTACCACCAACAGTTAATGCACATTTAATATTCATATATGTACCTAAATTTGTCATAACTTCTTTTATTTGTATAGCTAATTCTCTAGTATGTGCTAATACAATACACTGAATATTCGATTGACTTGTATCTAATAATTCTAAAATACCTATTGAAAATGTAGCTGTTTTTCCTGTACCAGATTGAGCTTGTGCAATAATATCTCTACCACTAATAAGAGGAGCTATGGCTCTTCTTTGAATTGCACTTGGTTTCTCATAACCATATGCATAGATACCTCTTAATAACTCCTCCTTAATATTGAGGTCCTCAAATGAATCTATTTCATTATGCTCACTCTCTACTGGACTTTCTACTGGATTTTCTACTGGATTTTCCATATTAATTGGTAAATCTTCTTTAATGTTAGTTTCTGTTTCTGTTTCTGTTTCTGTTTTAAATTCCATAATGTTATATTATTTATTAGTCTTAAATTACTTTTAAATAATGTTAAATAAATAGACTTTGTATACTATTCATTAAAATTGATATTAATTATAATTTTAAATTAATATTAATTTTAATGACCCTACTTCCGTCAGAAATAGTTAATAAAATTATATCCTATCCATTTTTAAATATTTACGATAAAGATAATTTCTTATTAAATGTTTATCCATGCTATATAGATTTAATAAAAAACGAAAAACTAAATATTATTAACAATTTTTACCATTATATTATAGAATTATTAGGTGGAGTTAATAAAATGATACATATACCATTATTAAAATTTAAATCTACATTTTGTAAATTAGATTATATTGATAATGTTCATATACAAGATGTAACAAATCCTATTATGATAGGTATAGATTTTTTGGGGCGCCCATTTGTTACAATTTTATATAAATATAAAAATAATTATAATTTAGAAGTTATATTTCAACGTTATACTCATGAAACATATACATGGACAAGTGGTACATGCTATTCAAAAAATATACCTTGTTATGGCTATTTTATAGATAGAGGTCTGATAGATTATAATACAATAAATAAAATTAATATTATTTTTAACAATAACTATATACTAGATTCTGACTAAGCACTACAATTTTCACACACCTCTTCATTGTTAGAAGCTAACGCTAATCTAGGGTCTATAGTAAATTGTTGTGCACTAACTACAGGTCTTGTACGTAAATAATATATTCCAGTTTTTAAACCTTTTGACCATGCATAGAAATGCATAGAGGTTAATTTATCAAATTCTGGTTTAGCCATAAACAAATTTAAACTTTGAGATTGACACACAAATTTACCCCGGTCTACTGCCATATCTATTAAATTTTTTTGTTTTATTTCCCAAACAGTTTTATAAATGTCTTTAAACTTTTGGGGGATATTTAGAGTTTGAACACTGCCTTGGTTTAAAATTATTTGGTCTTTTATTTCAGAACTCCATACACCCAAATTAATTAAATCCTTAATTAAATGTTTATTAACAACTACAAACTCGCCAGCTAATACTCTTCTTAAATATATATTAGAAGTAAATGGTTCTATACATTCATTATTACCTAAAATTTGAGAAGTGGAAGCAGTAGGCATCGGTGCAATTAGTAAACTATTTCGAATACCATATTTTTGAATATCTGCCTTTAATTTAGTCCATTTATCTTTCATGTATAATTCTGTAACACCATCCCACAAATCAAACTGAAATAAACCTTTCTCCATTGGTGACCCAATAAATGTAGAATAACTACCCAAAAATTTATCTCTATCTAACTCCGAATCTAATAATTTTAATCGTATTTTTAAACTGTCTAGTTCAGATTGTTCACCTACATTTAACTCTTGTTTTGAGTTTAATTCTAGATACCTTTTAATATTACACTCCCTTTTTTTTGAAATTTCCATAGACATTTCTAAAGAACCGTAATATATAGTCTCAAAAATTTTCTTATTAATTTCTTTTGCTTCATCACTATCAAATGGTATTTTTAATAAAGCAAATACATCTGCTAAACCCTGTACACCTATGCCGATAGGACGATGTTTTTTATTTGATACTTCTGTCTCCTTTACTGGATAGAAATTTACATCTATAACTTTATTTAAATTTTTTGTTATGGTTTTGGAGATATGATATAATTTATCATAATTTAAATATTTTTTAGGTGTTAAATATTCTAACAATTCGACATAACCACCTATACGTTTATCATCAATATATATTTGGGGAAATGACTTCACCCTATTATCCTTGTCGACTAATGTACACGTATCCCCATTACACATAGTATTAACGCTATTAATAAAATCTGATTTAGTATCTGATGTTAATAATTCTTCGTCATAGACTATATTATTTTTATCTAGTAAATTTTTAGCCATAGTACAATATTTACAATTAGATACCGAATAAACTTTAACGTTTTTATGGTTATATTCTAGTTTTTCTTCATTAACAAATTTTGATAAACCTATTGATGCCAGATTACAAACTGCAAACTCATCCTTAGACGAGTACTCTACTATTTCTGTACATAAATTAGAAGATTTAATAACACCCAAATTTTGTTGATTAGACTTACGATTACATGCATCCTTATATACTAAATATGGTGTTCCAGTTTCAATTTGAGATTCTACTATTGAAAACCATAAATCTTGTGCATTAATAACCTTTTTTCCACGTCCCTCAGATTCATACCGTGTATACAATTTTTCAAATTCATCCCCATAACAATCAAATAAACCTGGGCATTCATCTGGACACATTAGTGTCCATTTATCATTTGAATTTACACGTTTCATGAATAAATCGGGGATCCATAATGCATAAAATAAATCTCTAGCTCTATCTTCTTCATTACCATGATTTTTTTTTAATAATAGAAATTCATCTATATCTGCATGCCATGGTTCTAAATATACCGCGATTGAACCATTCCTCTTCCCACCACCTTGGTCAACATATCTAGCCGTATTATTAAATACTCTTAACATCGGTACTAATCCATTAGATATTCCATTAGTTCCTCTAATAATACTATTTTTAGCACGAATATTATGAGCCCATAAACCTATACCACCTGCCCATTTAGAAATTAAGGCACAATCCTTTAATGTAGAATATATTCCTTCTATACTATCATCTTTCATCGCTAACAAGAAACACGATGATAACTGGGGTCGTGGTGTACCACTATTAAATAAGGTAGGAGTAGCATGAATAAAATATTTTTCAGACATTAAATTATAGGTCTCAATAGCTTCTTTAAAATCGTCTTGATGAATCCCTAAAGAAACTCTCATTAACATATGTTGAGGGCGTTCTACAATTTTTTTATTAACTTTCATCAAATAACTTTTTTCTAATGTTTTAAACCCAAAATAATCAAAACTGAAATCTCTTTCATATTTTATAACATTATTTAATTTTTCTTTATTATCCATTACCATTTTATAAATTTTTTCACTAATTAAAGATGATTTATTGCCAAGTACATCTTTATTATTATATAATATATACATTGCTTCTGAAAATGATGGCGAAGTATTTTTTTGCATATTAGATATTATTATTCTAGAAGCTAATATACCGTAATCTGGATTATCGGTAGTTATTGAAGCACATAATTGGGCACCTAATTCATCTAATTCAGTTGTAGTTACGTTATTATATATTTGATTACATATTTTTTGAGCGATTATTGTAGGATTAACATTTAAATTTAAAGATAAATTTTTTATTCGTCTTAAAACCTTATCAAATGACACTTCCTCCATATCTCC